TGAGATAGACCGCCAGACTTAGTATTGCCATAAAGAGAAGTAGTAGTAACTCCCACCAATGTATCACCATATTGTCTTTTCCAATCTGCTTGAACGGTATCAGATAAACACATCAAAGCCAATAACTTACCACCCATGTAATTAAAACCTAGTGGTTGTAACGGAACGATGGTGGATCCAATTGCCGTATGATTAATCATATGTTGCTGCGTCTTAACATCTCTCGACCATCCGATTGCAGCATCTCTCGGAGTCAAGTCCAGGAAGTCTGAGGAGATACAGATAACACCAAGATATTTACCTGTAACTTCATCAGTCAAAACATAAAAAAGATTACGACCAATGTTAGAATTGTTCTTCATTGTAGATGAAAAAGTACGTATAGCATTCCATCTTTCAGCATCAGGACCATTTGAAAGAACCATAATTGGTTTTAATTTCTCATAATCGTCCGGTTCTTTTGGCATCCAGAAATTAGATTTGACCTCGTTTACTAAATTTCTTTGTTCAGGATTTACCATTCCTGGTTTTTCACCTAATAATTCTTGTAAAGTATTAGGTTCATTTAACGGATAACGTTCTTTGACTTCACACCACTTTTGGTATAAAGTATATTCACGAACATCCATATGAGAAGCATAAGTCAAATCTTTAATTAAGATTTCTTTCATTGATGCTTCATCAATATGTTCAAAAGAAGATGGCGGATTTTTTGCTTGCCAATCTTCCCATTGTTTTTCTACATATTCAATTGGAGTTGCCATGTTCCATCTTTTCTATTGTTTTATTCATTTTGTTTAATAGGTGATTAAGTTTGCCACGTTTTTTCATACCAGACTGTAAAGCCATTGGTTTAGCACGACTAGTATACACGATTCCATTTAAATGGTCAAGCTCGTGTTGAAAGATTCTTGCAGATATACCATGAAATGTGGCTTCTTGCCAGTTACCATTAAAGTCTTGGTATGTTACTGCAATTTCTTCTGGTCTGGTTACACCTAAACTCAACATAGGAAAAGATAAACAACCTTCTACCATATGAACTTCTTTTTTTGATTTTAATACGATGCTAGGATTAAAAAATGCCACATAATCTTCTTTGGCACCCATCACAAACATTCTATATTTAAATCCACATTGATTGGCAGACAAACCATAACCGTTATGTTTGATACAAGTTTCTACCATTGAAGAGGCAAACTCATTTGGATTTACAGAAGGATTTTCAAAATCAAACTCTGGCAAAACTTCTTTGAGAATTGGATCCGTTTCTGGTACTAAATTAAAAATTGGAACATTAACCTGCCTTTTAGGTTGTTCAACCTTTACAGCATCTTCTGTGTTAAATTTAAATATCTCACTCATTTTACCACCTGACTAAAATTGTTTACTTTTTGAAATTTAATAATTGACCTAAATTTATCAAATAATTGGTCACCTTTATGTGAAATGACAAACACGTTTGTATCATGTCCCATTTCATGAATCAGTTTTAAAAATTCTTCTGTACCAACAGTATCTAAACTAGAATCAAATACTTCATCTAAAATTAATAAATTGGTATTGGTACTGTTTTTCAACTTAGCAATTTGCCGCCATGTAAACAACAGAGCCAAGTCAATACGCATCTTTTCACCTTCTGAAAAATTGGCATAAACAAATTCATCACGGTGTCTTGATTTAATTGTTTCCTCAAAGTTCTCGTTAATATTAAAATTAACAAAGAAATCCATTGCAGTCAAATACTTGTTAATCAACTTATTCATGATTGGTAAATACTGTTTGATAATTTTAGTTTTAATACCGGTATCTTTTAATAAGTTTACTGCAAAATCATAATAATGTTTTTCAACAGAAAGTTCTTCTTGTTTTTTAACCAATTCTCCAAGTTCAGTTTTTAATTCTTTTAGTTTAGCATTATCTTCTTCTAACGAATCTTTCTTGGAAGATAAATTATCAATCTCTTGTTGGAGTTTATTAAGGTAAGCATTGATTGCTGATATGGTAGAATTGTGTTTAACGATTTCATTATTGTGAGCTTGTATATGTTTGACTATTTTTTGGATTTCTTCGATCCTTTCATTTGCCTTTTCGATTTGAGTTTCGATATCTTTAACTGCAACTCCAACTTCTCCTTTTGTTGTATTGATTCCAATAAGTTGCTCACGTCTAAAGGTGTCAGCGATACTTTGCTTGCAGGTGGGACAGTCGTGGTTTTCTTCATAGAATTTTTCCTCTTTTTCTAATTTTTTTAGTTTAGATTCTAACTTTGCTTCTAATTGTAATAATTTTGAACTTTTCTTTTCCACAGAAATTTTATCTTCAATTTTTTTCTGTAGAACGTCTATGTGCTTTTGGATTAATTCAATATCTTTTACCAGCTGAGTTATTTGAGTATTAGAATCAACTCTTTCTTTTCGTTTCTTTTCAATCTCAGCATCGTTATGTTTTTTGTGTTCTTCAATAGACTCTTTCTGCATCTTGATTTTTTCAGCACTTAAGTCCATAGAGTATTTGATATCTTTAGTTTGGTCTTTAATTAAAGACATTTTTTCTTTGACCAAACCATTCATGGAAGAAAAGATTTGAATGTCTAATAAGTCCTCAATAATTGCTCTACGGTCAGCAGGAGATAGCTGCATGAAAGGAACAAATGAAGCTGAACCTAGAATAACAACCTGTGTGAATGATTTGTAATTCAGCTTTAAAATAGTTTTTTCTAATACTTCTTGGTAATCTCTCGATGCTGCATCTTGATTCAGTAAAATGCCATTCTGATAAATTTCAAAAATATTTGGTTTAATACCACGAACTATTTTGTAAGATTTTTTACCAATAGAAAATTCAATCTCCACAACACCGTTTTGTTGGTTGATAGAATTTAATATATTAGGTTTATTAATTTTACGAAAAGGTTTACCAAATAATCCAAAACATAACGCATCCAATATTGTTGATTTACCGGCACCATTGTGTCCAATAATCAATGTATTAGGAGATTTGTTTAGTTGTATCTCAGTAAAACTATTACCGGTGGAAAGAATATTTTTCCACCTAACTTTTTCAAATAGAATCATTATTTAAATTTTGGTCCTGTTACCCAAATAACTAAAGATTTTCTAACACCTTTAGTGACAGGTTTAACTCGATGAATCATAAAAGATGGAAAGGCTATGATACGACCTTTTTTTGTTATAACTTTACCAGGTGTATCTTCTCGTCCTTCATTTATTTGAAATTCACCACCTTCAAAATCAACTCCAGGTTCATTTAATAACATTGTTAATGAAAGTTTACGAGTTTCAATCATAGTATCGCCACGGTCACTACCCATAATCGAATCCATATGCCAATCATATTTTCCACTATCAGCATCTTCATATACACCATACTGTATAACATCGTATCCGTTTAAATCAAAACCATAAAATTCAGTATTTAATTGTTCTATTACCCAATTAAATTTATTAAAAATCCATTGATTCTCTTCATTTGGATTTATAAATTTTATTTTAGAAACACGAATGTTTTTTTGAACCTCTTGACCAGAATTTGTTACTGTTGTACCATCTTCTAATTCCAAATTATCAACATATTCATTTATTCTGTTTAATTCTTCATCATTAAATAATCCGTCCCACCAAGTATTTGAATATGTGACACGTACTCGTTCTGTAGGATTATTATAAATTTTATTAAATCTCATTAAACCTTTTCCTCATTTAAAGCTTCCACATAAAGTTCTTTCAATAAATTTTTTAATTTGTTGTTATCAATGCTTTCTTCTTGTAGATTATCAACAAACTTATTAAGAACTGTTAAAGTATCTTCTGCTTGGTCAATCATATCATCTTCTACACCTTCTGTCAAGTCTGTAAAGTCCTCGGCAATGGTAATATCGATTGCATTGACCTTGTAAAGATTTTCCATAAATCGGTCAAATAGATAAGGATTAGTTTTATTGATTACCACAACTTTAACATAGGTGTTGGTATACTTTGTTAAATCTTTATTGGTAATCTCGGTGATAGATTCTTCTCTATCATCATAGGTGATTTTGTGGAACATTCTGTTTGTGTTTGGTATAAATTGAAGTTCCCTAGAGTTGAAATCAAAAAGGTGGAAGCCACGAATATCGTTATAGTCTTGCCAAGTAAGTTCATACGGGTTACCAAGATAATAGATACCGTCAGCGTTAGATTTGTGATGATAATGGCCACTAAAAGTGAAATCAAATTTTCTGAATAATTCACGACTTAATCCTTCTTGTGATGGCATGCCACGATACATAGCAAAACCAGCAATTTCAAAATGGCCGCAACAAATGTCAGCCTCAGTATTATTTAAAACTTCAATAGATTGTTCATAGTTTTCTGCACAAATCCAAGGCACCATACAAACTTTGGGAGAATTTAAATCACCATCACCAAGATAATAGGTGTCAGGAGAATCAATAACGGTAATATTATTATATTCTTGTAATAATAAACGAACTGAATTTACCTCATTGGTGTTTTTAAAATATGTGTCATGATTACCAGCAAGCATTAATACTTTAATATTTCTGGCATGTAAACGGTCAAAGAACATTTCTCTGGTACGTTTGTAGGTATAAAAGTTTACATATTTTCTACGGTCAAAAGTATCACCAAGAATTAGTAATGTAGTAATGTTTTCTTCCTGAAGTTTAGGAAAGAAAATTTCATCATAAAACTTTTGGTAAAAATCTAAAAAGTGTGTTGAATCGTTCCTAGCTCCGAAGTGCTGGTCCGTTATTATCGCTATTTTCATAATATGAGATTTCTATAATTGATTCTAATGGTTGTTTGTTTGCCCAATCTGTGGCTTCTTTTAATGTTTCAAAACTTTTAAATCTTATTGCATAAGACGAAAGATAATATTTTACCTTATACATTGCTAACTTTCTAATTCTAGAATTTTTCTATCATAATAATCAGTAACAGATTTATTTCCATCTTCACATATCCATTCTTTATATTTTTCTTTATTATCTAAAATGTATTGTGGATAATAATTATCTAGTTTTACTTTTTGCCAAGTACCAGCAGGAGTTCTATTCATATGTTCGGTACCGTTTTGAATATGAGATTCTATATTCAAATTGTTCAGCACCTTTTCATTATTATGTTCCTGATGTGAAAAGTTTTTCATTTTTGTGGCAATAAAATCTTTATTACCTTGATAACTAAAATGATAACCAGCATGATGCACAAAAACACCATTTGGGGTTCTTCTAAATTCTTTTTCATTTCCTTTGCGGCGCATCTGAGATGCATCACCACGATATCCTCTATATGCTGTTACCCATACAGAATATTCATCCACAGTATTCATATAATTAAATTTGTAGTAGAATATTGGCATCATTAAACCATAATAACTATAATTACTATTTCTAATAAATTCTAATACTTCCGGCCTAACAATTTCATCACAGTCAGATATCATTATAACATCGTTTTCTGCTAAATCATTCCAACCAAAACGCATTTGTTGTCGTTGCCAAAATTCATTATGCCATGGATCTTTAAATTTTGGACTCTTTACCTTGATATACAAGATTTTATCCATCCATTTGCTATATCTGGCAATATTATTTTCAAAGTTATATTCTTTAGGATTGTTGGCAAAAGTGTGGTCAGATTCCACAATAACAAACCTATCAACATAATCATACATTATGTTTAACTTTAATTCAAGCATGTCATATTCATTGAAGAATGTCATGCAATCTACAATACGCATTATATCATTCTCCTAAAAATTTTTCAATACCTTTTGGTTTGTTTGCCTCTTTTTTCTTTTTCTTTACATCTTCATACGTTTCAATAAATTCGGCAATATTATCATACAACTCAAATTGTACGGAGGTGCCATCTTCAAATTCCATGGACTCACCTTCATCTAATATACCATATTGTTCGGTAGCTTTGTATTTTACATACAGTTGTTTTTTCTCTTTGCCAATTCTTCGTAAAAAGGCATAATAGATAATCTGTGTGAAATAGGCAAAAGGGTTATTTGATTTAGTAGGGTCAAAATTATTGAAGTATTGTAGACAGTTTTCAATACCATCAGAAATCATTTCGTCACGGTAAGTATAATTAATGAAGTTTGGTTTGTGTGATAAACCTTCAGCAATCTTCATGAAACATTCACCAATGTAATTTGGAATAGAAGGAGGTGGCAAATTGTCAATTTTAGCTTGAGTGGCTTTTGCCTTATACTCAACTAAAGCTTTCAAAAAGTCTGCGTTATTAATATAGTGTTTTTGTTTCGCCATTCCATTCTCTTTTCAAATATACCACAAATAGTTGTTGACAAAGGGCTTGACAACGTGTATAGTTCGCTATGTCCCCCTTTGAGATTAGTTATTAATGATAGGTCTTATCCTTACCATCAAATAAATTATCCATAATTTCAGATACTTCTTCATCAGACATGTTGTCTACTTCTTGTTTCACTTTCATTAATCTATCAAGTCTTTCCACAGTATTTTTATAGTATTCAGAAAATTCTTTATTAGGATAAAATCTTGTAAGAACATCTTGCTTTTTAATTTTAGTACTGTTTTTATCAATAAGTTGTACGGGCAACCAATGATTCATTACCAATCCAGATTCGTTACCACGAAATTCAATACTGACGGACATTGGTCCATTAATGTCAAATTCTTCATTTTGATGTGATTCATCAAGTACTTCACCAATGATATCTTCACCATTTTTTAATCTAATGATTTCTATCATTTTAATCCTATCTTATAGATTTTAAATGGGAACTGCTCTTCATTATATATATTAGTTCTTTCCACGAAATGTTTTAAAGTAAAGTTCATGTGTTTACCTACTCGTAAGTCATCAGATATATCATAAAGAGTAGCTATTTCTTTTCCATCATTCTGTCGTAAGCCTCGTCCAATGCTTTGCAAAGTTCGAATGCTCGATTTTGTAGGCATTGCAAATATAATGTTATGCAAATTCCTAATATTAATACCAGTACTAAAAGTCCCAAAAGAAGCCACAATAATAGCATCATTTTCTATCTCCATTATTTTTCTAATATCTTCACGGTCTGATGTATCTGTGCCACCATGAACAAAGAACACTTTTCTATTGCCAAGGTTCTTCGTTTCTCTTATCATATCATACAATATTTTGCCGTGTTTGTCAACCATTTGATACAACACTAATGTATTTTTACCTAAGCTAACCGCAAGATTCTTAATGAATTTATTTCTTGATTTATGTGAAATGAGATAACCAATTTCTTCGGCATAAGTCATGTCTTTAACTAATTTACATTCTTCATCGGTATGTTTTAATACAAGACATTTAATTTCAAAATTAGATAGTTGTTCTTTATCAATTAATTCTTTGGTGGAAATAACTTTACGAACAGGACCAAAAAGTCCTTCTAATACTAATTTGTGGGTTTTGGTACCATCTAATGTGCCAGTAAGACCAATACGATATTTGGCATTAATACAAGATGTGAGTATTGAGGTGAGTGATTGTGCTTTAAATAAATGTGCTTCATCACCAATAACATAATCAAATTGTTCAAAGTATTCTTTTGGCATTTTGTATAAAGATTGCCATGTAGAGATTGTTAAAGGTTTATCTGTAACTTTATCTTTGCCTTGGTAAATACGATGCACATGTTCTTCCATGCTGCCATCATTATAATCACCAAAGTCAGAAAATAACTGTTCAACCAAAGATGTGGTTGGAACAATAATAAGACCTTTTAAATTTTGATATTGCCAGAGTTGTCTGAACAACAAGTAGATGATGAGAGATTTTCCTGAAGCGGTTGGAGATAAAAGTAACGCTCTTTTGTTCTGCATTGCATGAATAAAGGCAGTAACTTGGTGTTCTCTAACTTCGATTGGTTCTCCACGAGCATGTGGATTAATTTGTTTGATAAACTTCTTTGCATGGTATTCTGAGTATTCGTCTTGTAATTCTAATCCATCTTGGTATTCAAAAGTATAATCTCTTTCATTACAAAATTGTTCCAAGTATGTAAGTAAACCAAGATAAATTTGTTGTGTTTGTAAATTTAGGAGTCTTATCTTTCCATCCCAAATTCTGTTTCTATAAGCTGGAACAAATTGATAACCCGGTACAAAAAAAGTAAAATATTCTGAAGCTTCTCTTAGAACACTTTTCTCTGTGGTTATTTTTGCATATACTTCATTTACCTTGGTTATTATCAAATCACTCATTTATAGTTATTGTCCACCTATGAATTTTTCCCATGATATGAAGTCCCTGAGTTGCCAAGTTCTTTGTTTCAATTCATTCATAATGGATTCTATTACTGAAACACATTCCTCATGGTAAACTTTTTTTTCTAATAATTTAATAAGGTCTGGATCCGCTTCCAAGTAAGCATTAACATCAGTCTTAAGTACAAATTGGAATGGTTGCCAACCGTATTCCTCCAACTCCTCCGCAGACATCCTACCTCCAAAGTAGTCTAGCTTCAACTTTCTCATACGGAGATAGTCAAAGTGTGCCTTCTTTGAAGCAATTTTGTGTTTGGTGAGGATTGTAAGGTACTTGTTATGAAGTAATGGAATACGAATGAGTTCTTTACCAGGTTCGGTCTGGTCTATCTCAGCGTCTTTTTTCCAATTTTCTAATATTTGTTCTAAATTTTCCATAATAAAATCAAAGGGTTAACATATTTCAAACTATTTTAACACAAACAAAGGTTAAAAAGCAAGTCAATAATTCATTTATGCCGGTAAAAAAGTATGATATTCAAAGACAAAACTAGCATCTGCTGTAATAATATCGTCAGCCGATGATTTGGTATCAAACGTAATATCACTTAATGAGATTGGAAAAGCATTTACAAATTGAATTTTTCTAATTGGATTGTTTAAATTTGATAATAAAGTCAAAGTGGCATCAGAATATAATTTTAAATGAGATTGATTTCTTTGAGCATTTTGTATAGCCGTCAATCTATTTCTTTCATCAATACTTACTGGAGAAGCAATTGCCATAAACCATGCATGTAGATTTTCCCAAGATTCTGCACCTTCATTAATTGCAAAATTAATGTTTAAAGTGTTGTAGGTAATTTTATTACCAGGAGCATAAAAATCCAATACTGGACTATTGATTAATGCCTGTCCAACGCTAATGCCTGGTATATTAACTTCTTGGCAAAAAAACTGTACGCTTGGTATTCTGTCAAAAGTTAATATAAACTTTGACGCTTGTAAGTAATTTTGGTTTTGAGGGTTTCTATTAAGTGCTGTCATATTAGTATTTAGGTCATAAAAAAAAGACCTCCGAAGAGGTCTCTTTAAAATGTCAATCTATGTTGACTTATTTTATTGATGAATTACATCAAGTTCTTAACACCAAAAATACGATAGTACTTATTGCCACGAGCTGTCAACTTACCGCTGCCAACTGTTTGACCTTCAGCAAATGGGTTTGCTACCATACCATAACGCGTTTTGAAACCAATCTTAGGTTGGAATGTGTATTGGTCTACAGCACGAACCATTTGGAG